GAGGTTGCCCCGTGTATTGAGGCAGCAGAAGCAATGCTTGAGAAAGAGAAAGAGGTGATGTGTGAGTTTGCTGATGACTACCAACGCAACTGCTTTCAAAAATCAGCAGATGATTACTACAACGAAACCTTTAACACCAAAGAGAAATGATAGTATTAGTATTAGTTCTGATTATGTCAGCGTATATAATAAGAAGGGAATATATCTTATGTAAAGAAATAAAAGATAAATTAGATAGATATGAGTGAGGGAAAAGGACAGATGATTTATCATTACAAAGCCCGAATTGGGTGGCGTAAGAACAGAGGGAATAGCTATACAAATAACTATAAGGATGTGGAGTTTCTGTCTCGTGCTGCAACGCTTGAGATGATGAACAATGACCCACAATTTATTATAGAGATTATGGCCAGGAACGGACTAACAGGTGCTAAGATCAGTAACTTTGGTGTCGTTAAAATATATGAGATAAAAGAATTAGGAGAATCGTTTCACTATAAAGAAGAGTAATTATGAGTATGAGTAAGTTTGTATACACAGCAAATGAGGTTAAGGGCAATTTGACCTCGCTGAGAAAAGACGGAGTAAAGAAAGGAGAGTGGACAGGTTTTGATTCACTCTTTGATAAATACTCTATGAAGAAAGGTAGCACCACATATATATACGCAGGTGCACATCAAGGCAAGTCTCAGTTTGGATTTGAACTGATGATGAATCTGTCAGAATATTCGGGTTGGAAATGGGCAGTGTACTCGCCAGAGACTGGCTCACCAACAGAGGTCTTCGCTGAACTATTGTGGGTGTATCTAAGGAAGCCATTCCTGGTTAATGATACAATGACTGCAACAGATGAGGAGACAGAGAAAGCATTTGAGTTTATAAACTCACACTTCTATATAGTAGATAGTGGTCTTCAAGACCTATCCATAGAGGGTTTTTATACGGCAGTAGAAGAGATAGAGCAAGACTACTTTGTAGAGATAGATGGATGTTTCATCGATCCCTTCACAGAGATTAAGACAGATGTTAGTCAAGGTGTTAGAGATGATATCGCTATTGGACAGATACTTACTAAGGTGCGTAAGCATTCAAGTGACAAGAACTATCATACAATTGTTACCGTACACACTAAACACCAACAGGCTAAATATAAGAATGGCGTAGCCTATGTAGATAAACCTACTATGAATGACATAGCCGGGGGGATGCAGTGGTCCAGAAAAGGTATGATGATAATCAATGTATGGAGATGTCCCTTTGGTTTAGAAGATGGTAATGGGATACCTTACGAACCTAACCAAGTTGAGATCACAGTTGTAAAGGCTAAACCTAAAATTGTAGGTAAGCTTGGAAAGGTAACTATGTATTTTGATAAACTAACAAATAGATATTATGAGTACACCAAAGATGGTAAAAAACAATTCGCTTACCCACAGTCTAATTCGTGATAGAAGAAAGGCTTTTGCTGAACTGATACGAGCTTATTTAAAGTTCAATGTCCCTTCTGCTAAGAAGATAGAGGTTCACGAAAACGGAAGCATATCTATTAACAAGCATATGTACAAGGTTGATATCTCTGATTATACAGGCGTTGACCAGGGCTTTGGATATATATTCTTTAATCCATCTAATGGTAGGTTATATATACAAAAGGATAATGTTAATAAGATTTATAAGATAGATGTTGATTTACTAGATCATAATGACTAACTTTATAAAATGGAAACAAGAGATTTAATAATCGAAGTTTCTACGGAAGTTACAAACTTACTCTTAGAGAAGAATGCTGCCTACGGGGACTCAGCCCTTAACCCCGTAGGTATCTTCTCAAAGGGGAATCCCGTAGAGAGCTTATGTGCTAGAATAGATGATAAGCTTATGCGTATCAAGAGCAAGGGAATTACTGATGCTACGGAAGACACCGTACAAGATTTGATAGGATACCTGATCCTACTAAAGATTGCTCTAAGAAAAGGGTAATGAGCTGGAAGAAGAATGAAGACAAGCTTTTTCTACATCTAAAGGATAACTACATCCAAGACCTTGATTGGTCTGAAGGTCAATACAATCACTACGATTGTTTCTCCCTAAAGTACGAATGCGATATAGAACTCAAGTGCAGAAATAAGCACTATGACGAACTCTTAATAGAGAAAGCAAAGTACGATAAACTTATACATAGGGCACAGAAATTTCTTACTGTACCTATCTACATTTCTCAAACACCACAAGGCATCTACGCCTTTAATCTTGCCAAGCTCCCAGAACCTGTTTGGGAGACAAGGGGTATGCCTAAAACCTCACACTTTAATCAAAGACAATTCATTGATAAGGTGGTAGGATATTTGCATATAAAAGATGCTAAACTGTACAAGTAATGGAAACATTTACTGAGATAGAGTTAAACCTTCCTAAGCCTCCAAGCCTCAATAAAATCTATGCGGGTGGTCACTGGGCTAAGAGAAAAAAATTCAAAGATGACTATAAAAAACACTGCCTTAAAGCTTTGGACGAGTATGACAGATTTACTTGCGAGGGTATTGAGCTACATATCACGTACAATTCTCGTCTTGATATTGACAATGGTATTCTTGTTTCAAAGTTTCTTGCAGATACGCTCGTTTCTGAAGGTATTATACCGGATGATAATCCAAAGTATTACAAAAAGGTTACGTTAAGATTTGACGAGAACCTTGACAAGAACCAATACATATGTAAAGTAATTTGCAAAAACTTAACTTATGATCAACCAGAAGAATTATAGAACTTGCAAGATGATTAAGATGCAAGTCGATGAACTGCTCCACGAAATGGCCGTGCTGTTTGCTAATCTAGGAACAGAGTCTACTCAAGAAGAAATTGATAGAGCATACAAACTTGAGAATGCGCTTATAGATAAGATAGCTGAGATTGATCCTAACAAAGCAATGTCTATTAGGCCTTATGAAAATTGATGAACCATACAATCAGATAACAGATTCTGAAGCTGATTTTATAATATCGTTATATGAAACAATCAGACGGTTGGTATATGGAGAGCAAAAGATTACCTTGGTACGCCTGGGCTATGAACTCAACATTAAGCCCTCAGAGCTTTCAGATTATCTATTTGACATTGTCAGAATAGTAGACCAAATTGAAGAAGAGGTACGACAAGGAAAAAATTGAGTTAGAGGCTCAGAAATCCCTAGAACAAGGAGCAATAACTAATGCCCTTGGTAGGTTTATATTGCGTAGAGCAGAGGAAATCGTAAGCTATTCTTTTATTACTAATGGTAATAACGAGCTGCGTCAAGGACTTATAGACGATGCTGTTATGAGAGTGTGTGAGAAATTTATACACTACTACGAGAAGGACAAGAGTGCCGCCAATCTAATAATCACAATGATTTATTCTACAATGTATAATAAAATCACTGGATTAAAATGGAAGGATGTCTACGGACAAAAAAATAAAGGATATATTTACGTTGTAGAAAAAGGCTACAAGGTAAAGAAATTAATTAAGTACACTAAAGACGATTATTTAAGTGAGAAATTATGATGGAGATTTATAACGATTGGGTTTTAGTATCCTCAGTAGGATTTATGTTTGCATTTCTGTTCATCTTTGAACCTTATGGTTGGGTGATGGAAAGACTATTGCCTTTTAAGCCATTTAACTGCGTTCTGTGCCTCTCATTCTGGTGTAGCCTACTCTTGTATGCTTATCTTGGAGTTAATCCCTTATACGCTATTTATACAGCTTTTATTGCAGAGCTATCTTACAGGAAGCTTGTCAATGAATAATGTAAATTCTAAGACCGAGTGGGTGTTTATTTATTGGGACGAAAAAATAGAAGATGATGAAGAATCTAAACAGTGACTTTCACCTGTACTTTGAGTACAGTGAGTTTGATTCCCCCGACCAAGCGGGAAGCTACAAACATATGAACGTTGAATTCTTAAACAAATTAGCACAAGCAAGAAAGATTGCGGCAGTTGGTTTTAAGATTACAAGCGGATACAGAAGCCCCGAACATAATGAAAAGGTTGGTGGAGTTCCTAATTCAAGTCATACTCTTGGACACGCAGTAGATATCTACGCACCCACATCAAGACAAAAATATATTATTATTAATGCTCTTCTTCAAGCAGGATTTGATCGCATTGGTGTAGCTAAAAACTTTATCCACGTTGATGATGATCCTAGTAAGAATGAAGATGTAATCTGGACCTACTAATGAAAAATGATTTTGATGTAAGCGATTCGTTCGCTGACTTCGTAGACGAACTATCTAATGACGAAAAGAACAATAACGCTCAATGCTCCATTGATAATCCAGAGTGTGAAAACTGCGGTAGCTAACTATGGGAAATCCAATAACAAAACTTTTTACAGGGGGTGCGAAGGAAGCTGTGGAAGCAGTTGCCAATGCGGTAGATAGATTTGTATCTACACCCGAAGAGAAAGAAGCTGTGCGTCAAAGCATAGAACAAGAGATTACCAAACGTTGGCAGGCCGATAGCCTTACTGACTCTTGGCTGAGTAAGAACGTTAGACCATTAACCCTTGCAACCGTTATGATATTCCTGGTGCTTATGACCTTCTTTGAAGGCTTTGGTATTAGTAGTGTTAACGAGAGATGGATTGGATTATGGGAGCTAGTAAGCGTAACAGTGATAGGCGGGTACTTCGCAGTAAGAACCGTGGACAAGAGAACCAAAGTAAAGTAAGCTGGTGCGAATATGCACCAATAGAATGTACCTGTAATGGTACTTGCAATAAGAAGGGGGGACGTTAATCGTTCCCCTTTTTATTTTTATATAAGTTATGTGAACGTTGTACTGTATATATTATAGAAGCTACCAATAGGACAAGCTTTAGTATGCTCTCAATCTGTGAGAAAGAGATAGCTAGAGTTGCAGTATTCAGCAATAATACTTTGATATCAGTTCCGTCCATTATGGTATGTATGTTACTCCTCCTTCACACTCCGAGTTTGAGACACCATCTTGAGGGTAGAACACAGAACCTTGGTAGGTATCATCTGCATCAAACAAGTCATTGTCGCAACCATTGGCTGTAGCGATTGCCTTAAGTATTGGATTTTCAAGAATAAGGTTTGTAATGCGTTTTCTAATATAAGCAACCTTACTGTCTATAGTAGTAGATATAGTATCTAGAATATATTGGTCTTGCTTACGCTCTTCAGCTTTTGTAGTTGCTGTAGCTGTTCTCAGTACACTAATCGCAGCCTTCGCAGAATACATAGCCAAAGCATACTTAACAAGCTTAAATAACTTTTGCTCAGAAGTAGATAGTGTTTGTGCTACTACCTTAGCCTCAATGTTTTCATAAAGACAGCTACCCAATAAATCTTGTATTGATGTGTACTGCTCTAATTGGATTAATGCTAGTAGAGCACCTCGATCCAAACGCTTCGGCAATGGGAAGTTTTGGTACAGGTAGTTATCGTCTATGAAAATTACGTCAACCATTATTATACGTCTTCTGTGTTAGCACCCTTGATGCTTTCTAAGTTAATGTCTTCCTCTACAATACCTAAGTTCATCTGATCGTAACCTGTAGTGCTTAAGATTCTGTTTACCGAGTCTAATAAAACCTCTCGATTAGGTAGCGTTTCAGTCGCTCTAAAAATTTGGTAAGCCGTAACCAATTCGTTTCCAGTACCTCCCAATTTTCCACTAACCATAACACCAAATAAAGTAGGAGAAGTAACGTTGTGGGCAGTGAGTATTTTAGCATCGTTAAGCTTTGATAGTACGTCTATTGTTTTGTCTAGGTTAGATACATCTAATGGTGTAAACTTAGGTGCATCTTCTTCTTTCTTTACCCAGGAAACAATAAAGTTATCTGCATCAGCTCCTGTAAAAGACTCCTTAAACTTAAGGTACTCTTCACGCTTCTGCTCACTACTCATATTTCTGCCAATAAAGGTAGCTAATACCTTAGGCGTAAAGCCGTTCTCAGCAGAGTTCTTAATGTGCTTACCAAAAGAAAAGTCACTTTCAATATAATGAAAAGCGGAGATATAGTTAGGTACACCGTAATATGGGTTGCCAGAGTAAGGGTTAGCCACATATAGAACCGCTTCAGTACCGCTCTTATCAAACTTGTTAAATGCCTTAATCTTACGAGGCTCATTGTGCTGTACAGAATTAGAGCCATAGCCGAACGTTCTACGTATAATGTAGTGTGTTACCTCACCCTTATCATTTGGTGTCGCTGCACGTACTCCTTTTGGGTCTAGAGACTTAAGTTCAATTATCTTTGTACGCTCCTTATTCCAACGAACATACAATGCTAATGCACCCTTGTGTTCGTATTGGAATGCTGCGTGAGACAATACCTCATACATACCTTTGTTATTTCCACCACAGTGGTTTAGGAATGCTTTAAGCTCTGCCTTAGACTTATTGGTAGATAGGAACTGATCAGTGTAAGAGATGTCGTTACCGACTACCATCTTAGCCTTCTTAGTTAATATACCACTATGCACTGGAGATTGACGTAACATCTTCTCAAGCATAACCGGAAAGTCATCTGTGATCCCAAACTTAATGTAGTCACCTACTACAGTTTGTCCAAGCTTGTACCTTCCGTTTAAGTCTCTAATAGAATTCTCTAACTCGTTAGATGCAATAGTATGCTCTGTAGCATTAACGTAAGTGTTAGATGCAAAGAACTCTGATATGTTTGATAGTAAACCCATATGTTATAATTTACAATTTTATAGGTCAGTAAACTTTACAGTAGATGCATATATACCTGTACCTGTTTGAGTAGTAGTATAGTCTTGCACTTCCGTAAGGTATACGAAATCCGAACCTTGATTGGTTAGCGTTAAGTGATATTCACCACCCTCAATCTCATTACTTAAAAGGTCTATGTTAATCTGAATGAAGTCCTTACAAGAGTCAAGGTTGTTTAGGTCGGTAAGATTTGTGATAGTTAAACTACCTGTACCTACGACTTTAGACAGTGTAATGTCAAAGCTATTCACCGTAAAGGTAGACAGCTTGACGAAGGATATTGTGTTGACAGCTCCAGTTTTTAACCTTTTCATTAGCAATTAAGATTGTATTATAACTTTTTTAGTTAGTATATAGGGGCATAGATTACTACGCCCCTATTGCTACTAAGCTACTACCTCAATGTTCTCAGCTCCGTAGACAGCTTCTAACGCACCTTTTACGGCATCAATCAAAAGCGTTTGAGCGGGTTTCGTTTCCCAATCTGCGATGGTTAATTCTAAGCCGCTGAATACGGGGTTGAAGTCTGCCACTCCGCTAACGGGTGCAAGGTCGTTATTGTAAGCGTCCTCACTTGCGAAAAGGAATGTTGCTACTTGAGCGGGAATGATTCCGTCTTTTTCGCTTTTAACGTCTGCGTAACCTTCTGCGATTGCTACAACGCTACCGCTTGGAATACTTAAACCGCTTGATAGGTTTACTGCTGAATTGA